AATTTTAATACTAATGAATATGGTTTATCAAATCTTTATGCTCATTATCCTGAATTAGACTGTACAATAGAAAATTTAATAACAATTCAGTCTATTAAAAATTATACAGAATATAGATATAGAATAACACAAAAAGATCAAATTGGTAATAGAGAAATATCTGTTCAGAATTTTGATATGAGATTGGGATCATTATATGTTGAAAATGTGAGTAAAACTATAGTTAGATATTTTCCTGAAGATGTCTTAATCAATTCAGATAAATTAGGGGTATTCCATAGACTAGTATCTAACAGAAGGAAACAAGCTCATAATGATAAAAAGATACATGTTTCTGATAATAATGATCAAAAGAGATGGGGACCAAATACATTAGTTAATCATTTATGTGCTGTGATTGTAGGATTGGTTGATGACTCTAATATTGCTCTTAAAACATGTTTTGTACTTAATAATTTTCTTAAAAAGAAAGCAAAATTTCCTGAAGGTCTTATAAATCTAAAAAATAAAGGTTATCAATATACTAATGCTAGTGATATTAAAACATTTTATGAATCTACAAACAATTATTTTCATGCTGGTATCTTTGAAATGGAATTTGAATGGGGAATGTGTCAAGGAATATTACATCAAACTTCTTCATTATTACATACTATATGTTGTTTAGCTAGAAAAGATATATTGAATGAAATAAATATTAATTATGATTTTCTTGTAACATCAGATGATGAATATGCTTCATTAATTGTAGATAATCTTGATGATCTTAGACCTTATATTAGATTACTAACTACTACTGGATCTCTATTTAATGTAATTAGAAATTTCGCTAAAAGTTTCTTACAGACTATGACATCAGAATTTAATTCATTATTTATACAAGGTGATAATGTAGCTTCCCCTTCATTAAAATATAGATCATCAAAATTGGATATTGGTATGGGATTAGATGCAATGGAAGATTTATTATTAGGTATATCATCATCAAATCAACATTTAACTGAAGGTGGATCTTATTTTGGAACATGTATTCTAACAATTTGTAATATTTATCTTAATGCTGAACAATGGTTAAAATGGAAACTTTATTTTGAAAATCCTTCAACATTATGTCTACTAGGAGGATTACCAGCAGTTGAGCCTTTTACTACTTTAATTAATGGACCTCTTTTTAATGTTTATGCATCTGATCATTATAAAAATTTAGATGAGAATGCTTTTTGTAATATAATATCAGAATCATTAGCTATAGCACCAGAAGAATTGCAATTGTATGAAAATAGAGGTAATGATGCAATTTTATCAGAATTAAAACAAGTATCTTATGCATCTATTATGGGATTATTAACAATTAAAAGAACAAAACCAAATGTTAGTAGAGTAGCTAAAAGACATAGATTAACTGATAAATTTATACCTGAAGATTATGTTTATCCTTTTGAAAAT